GCCCAGCAATGCCGTTACCACCAACACCATTAACAACAGGAATACCGGTTGCCCCACCACCACCGCCCGACCCACCATTAGCACCATTTTCAGCGGGAGCAGCAGCACCACCGTTTGGACCGCCGCCGCCACCGCCAATAGCAGTTGTACCAACAGCAGAAAATGTGGAATTTGAACCATTACTACCTACGGTTCCATTACTAACTACGGTTCCTCCAGCACCACCCCCTCCAACACTAACAGAATAGCTTGTGCCAAAAAGTACTTGAGCTGTACTTGTTAAAAGTCCGCCCGCGCCACCCCCGCCGCCGTTAAAACCGCCTCCTCCGCCACCACCAGCAGCGATCAGATAAGTTACTGTATAAGCAGTATAAATACTTTGTGATGTATTGAGCGCACTATTACCAACAGCATTAGTTGCATAAATATAAAAAGTATATTTTGTCCCTGCACTTAAGCCTGTGCATGTTATAGGGGAGCTAGCGCTAGTAAATGTTGCTCCGCCGGGGGAAACTGTAACAGTGTAACCTGTTATAGCACTACCTCCGTTGTATCCAGCTGCGAAGGCAACACTAACAGAAGACGCGCTGTTAACGGTCAGACCTGTAATAACAGGTGCATTTGGCACAGAAGGAGGTGGACCGCCGGGCCAGTTAGCTGCCAATGATGACTGTTGAATATCATCCATAGACCAAGCGCCACTAGCCGCAACATTAGTGGACCTGTTCTGAACACCTTTCATGCCACCATTGCGACGAGTTGCCATTAGGAGATTACCTCATATGAGCAAACTGCTGTCAAAGTTGCGTTTGTACCAGCCGTCAAACGCAATGAGTCACCTTCATTTAAGTAAATAAATTTGCTTAAAACATCATACATAGAGTTAATAGGAATATTAACCGCTGTAGATATTGAGTAAGCAGTTGCTGACCTGTAAACATCAATCGTCACAGTTCTTATGGCCGTATCATTGTTGCTGACAATCAATGAATCAACCTTAATTACCGTGCCAGAGCCACCCGCATTTGCCACAATAGCGGTTGGCGTTGTCGTGACCGCTTGAACCGATGTTGTGCCATAAATGGCTGTGACATTGACAATATTTGGGTTAGCCATGATAAACTCCGTTACCCGCCGAACACAATGCTCATGGCGATTGCTTTACCAGTTGTTACACCGCCAAGGTTAGACAAGGCAGTAGATGCTGTTGTTGCCCCTGTACCACCAGCGGCTATTGGCAACGTGCCGGCTGTAAGAACAGACGCAGATGTGGAATAAATAGCGTTATTTGCCGCAGTAAACGTGGAAAGATTTGTGCCGCCATTTGCTGTCGGAAGAACACCAGTGACACCAGTTGAAAGGGGCAAACCTGTAGCATTAGTTAACGTGCCAGAAGATGGGGTTCCTAATGCGCCGCCGTTAACTACAACTGAACCTGCGGAGCCGACATTTACGCCTAATGCCGTTACAACGCCAGTTCCTGTCGTGATCGTGGAGGGCGCGGCCCCAGCACCGCCACCAACCATAATAGCGTTTGCTGTCAATGCAGCAGAAGATGCCCATGTGGATGCGCTACTGAAGTATGGGATACCACCACTGGTTCCCGCTACAGTCAATGCAGGAGTAGTCGTCGCAGTTGCAACCGATATAATTCCACCAGTAAATGAGACGCTGGTTACTGTGCCAGACCCGCTGCTTGCTGCTGCCCATGTTGGAACGCCACCAGCAAGAGTAAGAACGTAACCATTTGTCCCAACTGCTAACTTGGAAAGCGTATTTGTCGCAGAGGCGTAAAGAATATCACCAGTTGTGTAACTAGTGATGTTTGTGCCGCCGTTGGCAATTGGTAGTGTGCCAGTGACACCCGTTGTTAGCGGTAAACCTGTGGCATTTGTCAGTGTAACTGAAGTGGGGGTTCCGAGAATAGGAGTAACCAAAGTTGGGCTTGTTGACAGAACAACACTTCCTGTGCCCGTTTTGGTTGTCACGCCTGTCCCGCCATTGGCAACTGCTAACGTGCCAGCCAACGTAATTGTACCGGATGTAGTAACAGGGCCACCAGATGTTGTTAGCCCAGTCGTTCCACCACTAACGTCAATACTGGTAACCGTGCCAAGACCAGCACCGCCAGAGCTTGCTATGGTTATACCGCCAGAAACATTTGTAATGCTGATGCCAGCCCCGGCAGTCAAAGTTGAAAGCGTGTATCCAGATCCGTTGCCAATCAACAATTGACCGTTAGAGGGTGTAGAAGAAAGGCCAGTCCCACCATAATTTACGCCAATCGATGATCCTTGCCACGTTCCACCGGTTACAGACACAGCTGAAAGAGGATACGTTCCATTGTTGATGCCATTCAAAGCATTCACAATTGGTGTAAAATTTGCGTCAAGATCACTTGCTGGAACAATGCCGGTAAGAGACCCAAAAACATATGGTACGGATACAGGAAAAGACATCATTTCACTCCTGTACTATGATTAGCATAAATAACCATTAGGGGAAACTCCAAGTGATCGAAGATCCGCCCCCACCAGACCAGTAAATTGGTTGCCCAGCATTGTTAACCCATTGGTACGGAGTTGTTGCAATGTTTGTGGCAATCCCAATAATCGGAAGTTTTTCGTACCCAATTGGAAGGCCAACTGAACATGTTGCAACCAATGTAGTATCAGTCAAATAACTGCCCGAACTGATGAAGGGTAATATTTCATAGGTAAATGCAGTCGCCGTTGTAACAGTTACGCTGTAGAAACCTTGCACTTGCGGTATCGACGTTCCTGTAATAGCCACTTGATCATTTGTAGATAACCCATGCGGGGCGCTACATGTAACAGTGATGACGTTTGTGCCAATTGAAGTAATAGAGGCAACAGGAAGCAGCACGTCAAAGTGCACTGTGCCTTGCAGAGGCATAATACCAGCTGATTCGTTTCCTAATGGAGGGCCAACTTGTTGAGGCGTGATATTAACTCCGCTTTGCGTTGTAATATTAGACCCAGTGTCGGTGACAAAATAATTAGTTTCATCTGCAGCATAAGGTTCCACACGTGCATTCAACACGGGCAATGGGTCCGCCGTTAAAACAATGGCACGTTTCTGCTGTTGTGGGATGTCTTCGCAACGATCGCAGACCAAAATGCGCAAGTTGTTGAGCTTTGCACCGGCCCAGTCGTATTGCCAGCGAAGGTTTACGTGGTTGTTCCATATGCCACAGCGGTCACAGACGGCAAACGCCTGCGGGTTTCTCGTGCTTACCCTTGCTCTACCAGCCCGTGATGCATAGGCCATAACATAACCTACCTATAATAGCCGGAAATCATCGGCGATATGTAATATGACACGTATTCGGTGTCTTGATCAGCCGCAATCTTGTATGATTCGTCAGCCTCAATCTTCAATTGTGGGCTTATGGGCTTGTTCCAAATACGTGCAAGGCGATAAGCCAAGCCGTTAGCAACAGCATCGAGCCAACGATACGGTACATCAAGCGTCTGACCACTTGTAAAGTTGGCATCTTGGATCTGCTTTACTACGTAATATTTCAAAACAAGGTTACTATTATCTGGAACGGNCCAGAGAGTGATTGTCGGATTGATCAAACGGTCAAACCAAAACACCGTGACTTGCCCTTGCTGTGTTTTGTTGGGATATGAGGCCCACTCACTGCGCGAAATAGGAAAGATCAATCGNTCAATTGGCTGCCCAGAGCTGCTNTCTTCAATGTATGCGTCAAGAACCATAATGGTGCTGGGGTCTACATTGTAGGTTGAAGTACCAGCTGTAAGTGCTTGAGTTACAAGCGAAACTTCCCACAAATTAACGCCTTGATTCGCCCAATTTGCAAACATAAAGTTGCAAGCCATACGCGCACTTTGCATATGCTCTTGGGTAATTGCTGTAGGGCGGACATCACATAAATTAAAAGCATAGAGCGTGATCTCGCCAAGCGAAGGGTTAAATGCCGTGGTATTGCTTGTAGTCAATATAACCTCCTATTAGAAGGTTGTGGCAGTAGCATTGTTAATCAAATAACCACCCGCAAAGATTGACCCAATAAATGGCCCGCCACTATTGGACTTCATTTGATATTGAATGTCAGTACCTGCTGGATGTGCCACTGGAACGGTGTACGGGATGTTGAAAATCTGCACAAATGGAGACTGTGACAACAACGTGGTGTTGCCGTTCACAATGTAATTGTATCCATTTTCTTGAATTGTATTGGCAATGTTAAATTTGTTGTATTCAGCAAATGTCATGTAATTGCTTGAAGTAAAGCCAATGCTCGCGTTTGCTTGAATGTATGTCAAATAGAATGTGTACCCATTTGGCACAGTGTAGATAGACATCTGCGTTTGACCAACGCCAGCGTTAATTTGAGCATACAAAGTGCCACCGGCAGATTTTGCAGTGATGTTACCAGCGTTAACGCCGTTGGTGATAAACAAGCCATTGATGCGGAAATAGGAATTGGTTGTCGTAACCGTCCCAGAGGCGTTGAGCGTGGCAAGTTCGGTAAGGATGTTATAGTTGGCATCCAAGCCATTTACTTGAACGATCAAGCCAGCATCCGTTGCGCCAGATGCGCTCAACAGCACAAGTGGGATAGCAGAACCGGGGTAAACGTAAGCGCCGCCAGACTGGGTTAAACCTTCCCACATTGGACCTAAAGCTGTACCGCCAATTTGAGTGCTGTAGCCAAAAATTTCAACCGGCTGGTGATTCGTAATCAAACCACGGCCAACTTGCAATTCGAACGGCTCATGCTTTCCATTTTGCGTAATGGATGGCCAAATAACGCCCGGCTGTGAAAACGCTGCCATATTACTTACCCTTCTTCGCTACAGCTATATTGTCAACCGCATTTGGATATGGGCGACCCGCAGCACGTGCATGAGCCTTAGCCAGCTGTATCTTCTTGCGCGACAAATGCTTTGTCACATGATCTTCTGGTGCTTTTGTATCCCAAAATGGTTTCTTAGTCATTAGCAACCCCACTTGCGCAATGCTTTATTTATGCGGCTTTCTGGGTCATGTGCATTTTTATGATTGGTCAACTTAGCCCGCATACCTTCCATTCTGGCACAGAATGATTTGTGGTGTGCGTTGTGCGTGTCTTTTGTGGGCGCATGTAAATGGCCACCAGTTTCGTGATGATAAGATGCACGACCTTTTGCATTTAATCCACCAGAAGGCGATTTGCCCTCAGAACGCTGCCAACTCGGTGTCTTTGCCATTGTAAACCTCTAAAAAGAAACGGGGAGCCGTTGCAGACCCCCCGCTTGTTTTCACATCTGACTAAGCAGATTAGTCACGCTCTGGCTCATAGGACTTATGAGCTTTGGGCTCGGTGCCCTTGTGAGCAGAAGANAAGGGGTTCATGTCAGAAGCTGCGCGACCGCCATGTTTACGGGCAGGACGATCNTGACGCTTTGCTGCATGCATGGCCGTGNACATGACCGAGGTGCTTTTTAGCACGACCGCCACGCTTTTTGGCTTCCGCTTCCTTCACAGTGTTAGAGCCTTTGCCAGCATAGATTTCATGCGGGGCTGGATCCGTATCGAAGTGACCTTCTGGATCGTGCTCTGTCTTACCGCCGTGCTTGCGCACTTTNCGGTTATGCTTCTTCATTTCTTCCATATCATCCATTCCATGGTGCATATGTGCTTTGTGGGCATGGTGGGCGTGATGAGCATGATGACCTGCATGATGCCCATGATGCGCGTGGTGCCCGTGATGTGCTTTACCCTTCATGGTAAGCTACTCCTACGCTTGTGTTACGCCAAACAGCCCAGTGATGGAACTGATGTTGGCAAGTGATGGTGACTGGGTAACCAACAGACGCTTGGTAGCATCTGAAGCCGATTGTACTGCATAAGTACCGCGCACATCGCCAGTGGTAGTGGTTGCGGGTGAAGTAGTAACACCAGCAGTGTAACCAGTCGTCGAAGTGATCGCAGCGCCGTTCCAAGCAATGGCCACATCAGCATCAGCACCGGGGTTAAACGCAGCTGAGTAGATGGGGAAGCCATACACGTCACCGGTACCAACAGTCACGGTTGCACCAACGGTGCCGACTGGAGTTACGCTTGCAATGTACTTGAAGGCTTTTGCGCCAGAAACGGTACCAGCGCCAGCCGCTGTAATGGCTTCTGACATTGGATAACCATAGATGTCATAACCTTTAACAGTGTAGACGGCAGTATCGCCCGATGCAGTAGTGATACGCACGTTCCGAGCAAGAGCCTTGGTAGGGTCCCACAACTGAACAGTGCCAGCAGAGCCGAAAGAAACCAACCCAGCTGCACCATCAAGAGCCAAAAGGCCGCTGACGGATGTACCAGTGGAGGCGTTTACAATTGTAACGCTACCAGTCACGCCCGTACCGGCAGTGAGTGTAACAGCAGTGCCGGACACAGGGGTTTGTGAGGTGGCAATGTTGGTTGCAGACAAAGCGGAAGGGACTTGGTTAACAGTCAAGATGCGGGTAAAACCGAGGAAACCTGCGGTGATATTACCAAAACCTTGACCGGGCTCGTAGGTGTAGAACTGACGCGGATCAAGAAGACCCGCACCAGCATAGAATAAAGACGGACCCAATTCGGGGTTATAATCTGCATAAGGCGCTTGACCAAATGCGATAACCGGACCAGAGAAAGCTGTAATAGACATTTGCTGTCTCCAATCTTACGAAGTTGGGAATGAACCGTAGATCGAACGCCAGTTGTAGTACGAGAAAGAGTAACGCTCGTAACCTTTAACAAGCAGGTTGTCCGTGACAAAATCAACTTGCATATCGGTTTCGAAGGGAATGCGCTCCATGTACGACAGACCGTCAATGTTGGTCAGCAAGAACCAAGCATATGCGGAGGTCAAGAAGTCGTTGACCATATAGCTTTCGGGCAAGCCGCCAGCCGTGGTCAGAATAGCATTCACATCGTTATCTGCTGTGCCGGGGCGCAGTTCGGTCTTCGTCAGACGAATTGCGATCGGCTCCAACTGAGGAGGAACGATCAGTTTGCGGCCACGAGCGAAGACTTTCAGACCAGCTTGGTCACGGAAGTTCGTACGAATGGCAATCATTGCGTTAAGCAATGTAGCTTCGTTGAGGTCAACCTGCGTGGTAGGCGTGTTAGCAACCGTGCCGCCGTCGATAGGATGGGCAGTGGAGCAAAGCGCCACGCCGTCACCGCCAACAGCAGAGTTGTAGGTGGTTGCAGTGTTCAACACGTTAGCGCCGTAGATTTCCTTCGTCTGCTGGAACGATTCGATCAAGCCGAGGTTGGAAGGTGCAAACTGTGT